GTCGTGAACACGACCAACAACAAGTTGTATTTTTACAGCGGCGGTGCTTGGCGTGATGCCGGACCGTAACACACTTTCAAACCATTAACCCCCACCAGCTATGGCTAGTTCATACAACATCAACAACCTCTACCCGAAGCCGGGTATCTTCAACAACACCCCGCTGACCGCCTCGGCCCTGACCGTGACGGACACGGCCGCGCAGCTTCCTGCGGAGTTCTTCAGCCAGAACGATCAGTTCACCCTAGTTTACCTGACCGTGAACAACCATCCAATCTACGTCACTTTCGACAACTCCACGCCCTCCTCGACAAACGGGCATTACTGGTCGGAAAAGACCGAGCATTGGCTTTCTCGGGCGGCGGCTCAGGCGGCAAAGTTTGTCCACGTCAGCTCGAACTCCACGGTCTTTGCTTCGCCGTTTGAGGTCTGAGTAGGCGGCTGTGGCGACAGCCCTACAGCTTCTCAGCAATCTTAGCAGTCCCGTCTCGGTTCTCAAGGGGGGGTCTGCCCTTCAGACGCGCCCCCGCATCAACATCATCGAGGGCAGCAATGTCACCATTGCCGTCACCGACGACAGCGCCAACTACAAGACCGACATAACCATTTCCGCCACTGGTGGGGGCGGGAGTGGGACAGGCACGGTCACTAGCGTTGATCTGTCGGGCGGGACCACGGGGATTACGTTCTCGGGGGGGCCGATTACCTCCTCGGGCACCATTACGATGGCGGGCACCCTTGAGGTTGCCAACGGAGGCACGGGCAGAAGCACATTCACGTCAGGTTACGTTAAGGCTAACGGAGCAACCGCTTTCACAAGCGTATCAAGCATACCAAGCACGGACATTTCGGGAGCAATCCCAACCGCCATTGGCGGATTACCGTCCGGTGGGGCAAAGTATGCCCGCCTCGCCAAGAACAGCACCACAAACTACGACACCGGCTGGTACGGCCCCTACGTCGTAAATGTGAAGGACTACGGGGCTAAGGGCGACGGGTCAACGAATGACACCACGGCCATCAACAACGCGATTGCCGCCCTGACGAACAACTCCTGCCTCTACTTCCCTCCGGGCCAGTACAACGTGACCGGCCTCAACGACCTATCCAATCTCAGCAATGTCGCACTGATTGGGGAGGCGGCGACCATCTACCAGACAACCCAGGCCAACAACATTCTGGTGGTGGACTACACTTGCAGCAAAATCATGGTGGACAACATCCGCTTTGGTGGGGCGGCGTCCAGCCGGCTAAACGGCATCCATCTTCGGTTTCGCGCCTCGGACTCCATCATCAGCGACTGCGAGTTCTACGGATCGTCCGACTTCGGTCTGTTCATCGGGGACCACAACCAGACCACGCCCACACGCAACGTGCAGGTTCGCAACTGCTACTTCCACGACACCGAGGGAGACGGACTGCACATCAACAACGCCGAATACGTCATTGTGAGCGACTGCGTGTGCAAGGACACGGGCGACGACTCCTTTGCAGCCGTCGGTTATGAGTCTCGTTCCAGCAAGCCTCGATTCCTCCAGTTCTTGAACTGCCAGGTTTACAACGCTGGGGCGCGTGGGTTTGCCATACTCCTGTGCGATGATGTGCTTCTTTCTGGTTGTCAGGTGTTTACCTCTCAACTTGCCGGTGTTGAGGTCGGTGACGACGGCAACCATTCGGGCGTGTTCAACGAGCGAATTGTAATCCGCAACTGCTCGATGACCGATTGCATCCAAACAACCGGCCCATACGCAGCGTTCAATCTTCTGTTCGTCAATGGCGTGCAGATTCAAACGGTGACGGTCAAGAACCCGGCCACCGGATCGTGCGTTGGTGTTTACGACTTCACCGACGCCCAGATGCGTGATTGCAGCATCCAAGTCACAAGAACGGGGTTCTGCCGTGGGCTTATCGCCATTGACGCCGCCACGCTCAATAGCCGGACACCAAGGACTGCTTGGGGTAACTTGTTTATGAACGGCTACTCGTTCGACTTGCAGCAGTCGGATAACAACGAGGCCATCTATGTGGACCCCGCCACCGGCATCACCATCGAGAACTTGGTGATTACCGATGCGGTTGGCTCTCAAGTTCCCACCGGCAACTACATTTTCTACAACCAGATTAACACCGCCGCCAAGATTGGAAACAACGTGTGCTTGCAAACCCGCACGATTTCTGGTGGCGGAAGTGGCGTAACAGCAACAACTTTCAACAACAACTAGCCATGCCAATTCGCTGGGAAGAAGATGTAGCCCCCGACAGCGCCCTCCAAGCGGTTGGCGATGCGGCGTTCGTTGGCTTGGACAACCGCCAGCAGCCCGAGCAGCTGCAAGAAGGGTATGTGCAAGTCAGCGAGAACATGCGCTTGAACCAGCTTCAGGCCATCGTGCGAAAGGGCATGGAGAAGCAGACCAACTCCATTTCGTTCGCCAACAACCCCCTGACCTTGCCGTTTGTCCTTTCGTCCACGGCCACCCTCAACCCCTCGTTCACCGACGGCATCTTCTACTCCCAGATTTACGCCGACACCACGACCAATACGGAGTGGATTATGGTGGCGACGGGCACGAAGACCTACATGTACTCGCCTGGGGAGACTGTCACCATCCAGCAGTACCCCACCAACGAGACCATCACGGCTTCGGACAAGGTGGACATGTTTCAGGCGGGCGGGTCGATGTACATGCTGCGCGGCCTAGCCCTGCCCTCGGCGGCGGTCTCCAGCATCACCTCATCGGCCTCCACGGCCACGCTTACCACGACGATTGCCCACGGCCTGTCGTCCAACATGTACGTCAAGGTGGCGGGCGCGGATCAGACCGAGTACAACGGCATCCATCAGGTCACGGTTACGGGCAGTTCTGCGTTCACCTACGCCATCACGGGTTCGCCCGCCTCGCCGGCCACCGGCACCATCACCTACCAGCACATCAAGGTTCCCCTTCGCTGGGATGGCGACCAGACGGTTAATTGGGTGGTCAACGACTACGGCACCATCAGTTCGCCCAACATCTACCTGCCATCCTCGGACTTTGGCATGGTGCAGTCGGACCGGGCGTTCATCCAGTACGCCCGCAACACGGCCATCGTGTCCTACGTCAACAACGTCAACCAGTTCGACACGGTATTCGGCCAGTTCAACTTCGCTTTGGGGCAGGCGGACTACCTGATTGGCTTCCACCCCTATCAGCAGGCGCAGACTTTGGTGTTCAACCGCCACAGCATCTACCTGATGAACAACACCAACGGGGATGTGGCGAACATCACCACGCAGGAGATTACGCGCCAGAACGGCTGTCTCTCGCGCCGGTCCATAGCCACCTGCGGTGCCAACGTCCTGTTCCTGTCGGATCGGGGCGTGTTCATGCTCCAGCCTGGTCTGGAACTGCTGCTGCGCGGGGCGTCCGAGCCGCTTTCGGCCCCCATCGACCCCACCATCCGGTCCATCAACATGACCTACGCCAGCGGGGCGTGCGCGGCCTACTGCAACAACCGCTACTACTTGGCGGTGCCGACGGGCAGCAATACCCGCAACAACGTCATTCTGGTGTACAATTTCATCAACAAGGCTTGGGAGTCCATCGACACCCTGCCCAACGGGTTCTACTGCGACTTCATGAACACGACCCTGCTGAACAACCAGCAGACGTTGTTCCTGATTAGCAAGGAGGGCGGCATCTACGCCTACGAACAACTTGAGTATGATGAGTTTGCGGCGGCAGACCAGAACCCGGTCGATTTCGTCATCGAGGGCAAGCTGCGCACCCGCCGCTACATCATGAACACCCCCGCCCTGAAGCGGTACAACTCGGTGACGACCACCTTCAACTACAACGCCAACAACTCTTGGACGATGGCGGCCATCACCATCAACCCCGACAAGACCAAGAGCTTGCCCAGCACCTACTCCTCGACGCAAACGAGCTTCACAGTCCCAAGAATCGTTGCATTAAGGGGTTATGGGCTTGAAGTTGAATATTCCAATACTAACACCACGGGCGGCATCAGCAACATAACCGTCACCGGATTCGTGCAGGACCGCAAATACACCACAACCCGCTAATCTTATGGCACTCGCACTCAACGCAGGCTTTACCGCCGTTAATGGCGACACCGTTGACGCCACCTACCTCAACAACTTCGTCAACACCGGCAACGTCACCCTTGCCACGGATAAGCTGATTGGCCGATCCTCATCGGGTGCCGGGGCGTGGGAGGAGATTCCCTGCACTTCGGCTGGGCGTTCGCTCCTGTCGGCCTCGACCGCTTCCGCGCAGCTTACCGCCCTTGGCATCGGTTCTTCGGGCACGCTGTCCGGCCTGACGCTGGTGAGCGCCACGCGCTACGAGACGGTCATCTCGGCCATCACCTATGCCTCTACGGTGACGCTGGACTTCAGCACCAACAACTTCCAGACGATTGCCCTGACTGGTGATATCACCTTCAATACCAGCAACTTGGCCTCTGGGCGGGCAAAGCAGGTCATCATCTCCGCTGGTGCCTCCGCCCGCAACATCACCTTCCCGTCTTGGGTCTGGCTTGGCACGGGTGCCCCGACCTCGCTTGCGGCCAGCAAGTCCGCCCTTCTGACGCTCATCTCCACCAGCACGACGGATGGGGCGGTTTACGCCACCTGGACGGTCCAGCAGTAATGTTCTTCACAATCCGCAGTCTAGGCACCTCGGCCAACATCCCGAAGCTGGTTGCCTCCGTCAGCGGTGGCACGGCTTCGGCTGTGGGTGTTGGCAACGGACCTTTTACGACCAACAGCATCGTTGCCTCGGCCACGGGGGGCGTTTCGCCTTACACCTATGCTTGGTCGTCCAGCGCCGGAGACACGGTTAGCATCTCGTCCTCGACGGCTACCACGGTCAGTTGGTCGGCTTCGGGCACGGCTCCGGCCAGTTCCTCGGCTACTTGGGCGTGCGTGGTCACGGACAGCGCGGGCGTATCCGCCGCCACCAACAACGTCTCGGTCAACATCTCCTTCAATGTCAGCTCAATCGCGGCATCCCTGTCCACGAACACCCTGAGCTACTCGCGCACGGGCGACGGTGTTCTGACCACGGATGCGGTGACGGTCACGGCGTCCAACGGCACGGCCCCCTACACCTATTCGTGGACCAAGGTAAGCGGAACTACCCTTACTTTGTCCAACGCCAGCGGGGCTTCGACCACCTTCTCCTACACCGGCACGGTGGGCAACACCATCACGGCGGTTTACCAGTGCGTCGTGACCGACGCCATCAACGACACGGTGAACGCCGGATCGGTGAGCATTACCCTGACCTACAACGCCCAAGCCCTTGGGGTTAGCATCTCGCCCACCTCGGTCATTGCCACCGCCTACGAGACCGGCACCCCGGTTACTTCCGAGGCGTGCGTGGCTACGGTTACGGGTGGCACCGCCCCCTACACCTACCAATGGTCGTATGTCAGCGGCGACAACGGCGTTTACGCTGTCAGCCCCACCGGAGCCTCCACTTTGTTCTCGCGTTATGGCTCCCCGATAAACCTTTATGATGCCTACTGGAAGGTGACGGTTACTGACTCAAACAGCCAAGTAGCAACATCTTCCAGCGTTTACGTCGAAATCAACTTCGAAGCCTAATCCTATGAAACCAGAACAAGCCCTCCAAGTCCTAAGTGAAGCCACGCAGCCCGTTTCGGCGGGCCGCCTTACACGCGCCGATTACGTCGTAGTCGAGCAAGCCCTCGCTGCCCTCAAGCAGTTTATCGAGGCGCATGCCGAGAAGCCCAAAGAGTGAAGACCGCCATCCAGCAAGCCGCAGAACTCTACGAGCAGAACGGTCTCGTTCTGTCCCGCGACCTTGAGTACTACCTCAAGTTCGGGTATGTGTTTTGCACCCCTGAACGCCTCCTGTTCGCGCAGGAAATCAAGCTGGCGGACAAGGGGGCTTCCTGGACGAACCCTGGCGAGGGCGACACTTGGTTTGTGCAGCTGGCCGTGGGCAAGAATTGCATCCCGTGGTTCATCAACCAAGCCCCCTACCCGCGCAAGTGGGTGGCGTGGTTTCGGCAGTTCAAGGATCCGGGCGGCAGACTCCACTTCCACGACTTCCAGAAACTCAAGCGCAAGTTCGCAATAAACCCCTAACCTTAGCCATTTATGGGCGGTTCAACCACAGTCCAAGCTCCGCAGCCGATTAACCCCGCACAGGTCGGGGCGGAGAGCCTGCAAACCCAAATCACCCTTGCCCCGCAGCAGTTCGCTGCCGAGGCGCAGTTTGCCCCGCAGTATGCCCAACTCT